GGAAGCCTAAGTAGATTATTGGTTGAGTTGGCAATAGCCACACAAATACCAATGAGCGAATGGGTTGAAGCAGAGGACATTTTAACAGCGATCGAGATATTGGAGAAACGGAATGGCAACTAGCACCCAACCTCTAATAGTCTATGATAAGAGAGAACTAAATTCATTTGCCAAAGTAATTCGAAACATGGGTGATATTGCCGTTCAAGAAACTAAGCGCAGGGTTGGAGAACTGGCTCAAAAAGAATTAACAGAGATTCGCAGAATTGCTGCATCAAGAGGCAAAGTTGCTGATCGTATTGCCCAAGGCGGTAAAGTAAAAAAGTCATCCGTACTTGGTGAAATATCTTTTGGTTTTGCTTCTCAAAAGTTTTCAGGTGGAGCAACAACTCAATTTAATACTCGCAATGATACAAAAGGCAATCGACTTGGCATTGGTGCAGCACATGAATTTGGTTCAAAGAATTATCCGCAATTCCCAAGATGGAGTGGGCCAATGCCTAAAGGTTCAGGATCAAGAGGATATTTTATTTATCCAACAATTAGATTCTTGCAACCAACTATAATTAAAGAATTTGAACAAATCATTTTGGATATAAGAAAAGAGTTTGCCGATGGCAGGTAATAGCAGAACCTTAACCCTTGCACTTGCAGCCGATATTGATGGTTTAAAAAAAGGCTTAGATGATGCAAATAAGGTTGTAAATAAATCAGCCGATCAGATTACGGATTTTGGCAAAAAGGCTGCTTTGGCTTTTGCAGCCGTTGGTGCAGCAGCGACAGCATTTGCAATTCAAGCCGTAAAAAATGCTGCTCAAGATGAGGCTGCTCAAAGAAAACTTGAGGAAACAATAAAGGCATCAACCAATGCCACAGTTGCTCAAACTAAAGCAGTTGCTAACTATATTGACCAAACTTCTATTGCTATTGGTGTAACTGATGATGAGTTGAGGCCGGCATTTGCAAGATTGGTCAGATCTACTAACGATGTTGAAAGAGCGCAAGAACTTCTCAACCTTGCTTTAGATATTACTGCTGCAACCGGCAAACCTTTAGAGGCGGTTTCCAATGCGTTAGGTAAAGCATACGATGGCAATGCAACTTCATTAGGTAGGTTGGGCTTAGGTCTAGATCAAAACATACTTAAATCAAAAGACTTTGATCTTATTTACCAAAACCTTACTAAGACCTTTGGAAATTTTGCAGAAAATGAAGCACAAACTACTGAGGCTCAATTCAAGCGAATTCAGATTGCGGTTGATGAAGCAAAAGAAAGTATTGGTGCTGCTTTACTACCTTTGGTTCAGCAACTTGCTGCTTTTATTTTATCTACTTTAGTGCCGGCCTTAAATCAATTTGTTGCAGGTCTAACTAAAACTGAATTGACTGCCGGCGAAGCAGCAACCGGAGCATACGAATTTGGACAACAATTAAGATCAACTATTGAATTTATTATTACCATAAAGGATGAATTGTTAATACTTGGTGGCATTATTGCAACTGTATTTGTAGCCAATAAGATAATTGCATTTGTGGCAGCAGTTCAAACATTAATTACCGCAATGGTTGCTTTAAGAGCAGCAGCAACCGCTGCAAGCGTGGCGACTGCTTTTGCAACCGGTGGAGGATCTATCGCTGCTGGTGCCGTTGCTTTGGCTGCTGCTGGTATCGCAACCGGAGTTGTAAGTAGTGCGGTTTCTGGAGGCAATGCTGCAAACGCTGCATCAACTGCTACTGCTGGTCAATTGGCTACTGGGGCAGCAAGGGCTGGCACAACAGTAAATAACATTACAGTTCAATCAGTAGATGCTGAAGGATCTGCTAGAGCAGTTGCCAAAGTGTTAAACAACAGCGCATCAAGATCTACTCCACAACTTTACAATGGTGGAATTACTAGGGCTAGATAATGAGCCAATTTACACCTGAATGGAAATTAAGTATTAATGGTGTGGAATATACCGATGTAACAATTGCTGACTTAGCCCATCAAGCAGGTCGTGAGGATATTTACGCTCAACCCACTCCATCTTATATTCAAATTACTTTAGTGGCCTTAAATAATGAAAACTATAATTTGCAAGTTAATGATGGAGTAAGCCTACAAATCAAAGACAGTACAAACACTTTTAAGACTTTATTTGGCGGCAACATTACAGACATTACAGCAGAGGTTGCTTCAGCAAGTAGCCTGACAGAAACTTTTGCATACACCATTATTGCCCTAGGGTCATTGGCTAAGTTGCCAAAGGTCATCTATAACGGCACATTGGCTCGAGATGATGACGGCGATCAAATGTTTGAATTGCTTGCTGATTTATTCTTGAACAATTGGAATGAAGTACCAGCAGCGGAAACTTGGTCAGGTTATGATCCAACAGTTACTTGGGCAAATGCGGAAAATTTAGGACTTGGCGAGATCGATCGCCCTGGGGTTTATGAAATTACCAATCGAAGCGCAAATCCCGATACTGTCTATAATATCGCAAGCCTTATTGCTGACAGCGCATTTGGTGTTTTGTATGAGGATAGCGAAGGTCGGATTGGATATGCTGATGCTTTACATAGACAGAATTATCTTGCCAATAATGGTTACACAACAATTTCTGCAAACACAGCCATTGGCTCAGGATTAAAGGTTTTGACTAGGGGAGCAGATGTTCGCAATGAAGTCTTTATTAATTATGGCAATAACTTTGGATCACAGGAAAGTGCAACAGATTTAGACAGCATTGAAATCTTTGGTTATAGAGGCCAAACTCTCAACACAGTTCTGCATGATGCCACCGATGCTCAAGCCGTTGCGGATCGCTTTATTGACCTTAGATCCTATCCAAGAGCCTTATTTGATAGCATAACTTTTCCACTAATTAACTCATTTATTGATGATGCTGACCGAGATGCCCTGCTTGGGATCTTTATTGGTCAGCCAATACGAATAACAGACTTGCCTATTCAAATAGCGCCAACTCAGCAGTTTGAGGGGTATGTTGAAGGCTGGCGTTGGAGCACTAGATTCAACGAATTATTTTTAACCATAAATTTGAGTCCGATCGAGTTCTCCCAAGTTGCAGTTCAATGGGAACAGGTATCAGCCTCAGAGGCTTGGAACACTCTAAGTGGTACACTTACATGGGAAAATGCGATTGGAGCAGTAGCCTAATATGGCAAACACAACAAATTTTAATTGGGAAACACCAGACGACACAGATCTGGTTAAGGATGGTGCAGCCGCCATTCGCACACTTGGTTCAGCAATTGATACATCTTTGGTTGATCTTAAAGGTGGAACAACAGGTCAAATACTTAGCAAAACATCTAACACCGACATGGATTTTACATGGATAGCAAATGATGTTGGAGATATAACAGCCGTTTCCGCCGGAACAGGAATTTCAGGTGGTGGTACATCCGGCGCAATAACTATTACAAACTCAATGGCAACAGAAATAACTGCTGCTGGAGATATTATTGTTGGAACTGGATCAGGCACATTTGATAATTTACCAATCGGTACAACTGGTCAAGTTTTAACCGCCGATACAACAGTTTCACCTTACAAAGTAAAATGGGCTACTGCTGCAAGTGGTTCAACATTTGTTGGTTGCTCACTTTACAAAAATGCCAACCAAACAGTTAATAACGCAACCAATACCGCAATCACTTTCCAAAGTGAATCTTATGATACAGATGGATTCCATGATACTTCTACCAATACAAGCCGAATTACAATTCCAGCGGGTAAGGCTGGCAAATATTTGGTTACTGGTTCAATAGCGTGGAGTACTGGCGCAAACGAACGAGTTGCTATGATTTACAAAAATGGTTCGTTAGTAAATTATATGCACCAAATGTACCCAGACAATGCTGGTGGATATTATGCGCCATTTAATTATGTAATCAATTTAACAGTTGGCGATTATATTGAATTATTCTGCTATCAGGGTAGCGGTGGAAGTTTAACTGTTTATAATGGATTAGATTTAACAACATTTCAAGCCAGTTATTTAGGAGCATAAAGTGATTGAATTTAATAAACCTAAAAACCTTAACGGAGCAGAATTGCTTGCTGAATTAAATGCTGCTGGAATCGAAATTACAGAGCCACCATTAATTGATGGCAATGGCGAATTTTGGTTAGATATATCTGATAAAGATAAATCAAAAGCAGAATCTGTAGTTGCTGCACATAATGGAAATACTGTTGCACCAGAGCCAACAGTTGAACAAAAACTATCGAGCGTTGGCTTGAATGTTAAGGATCTTAAAGCAGCACTTGGTTTGTAATGAAACCATATTTATCCAAAGCAGCAGTTCAATTAAGGGAACAGATTGATGATTGCTTCCCAGAGCGTTTGCGTAAATCTGATGGGTGGATTGGTGATGCTAGACATAGCACGCGAAAAAGCGACCACAATCCAGATGCAACAGGATGCGTGCGAGCAATTGATATTGACAGTCGGCTTTCTGACGACAAAGGGCTTTCAGCATATTTGGCAGATCAAATTCGATCATACGGGAAAACCAATGGTCGCATCAGTTATGTAATTCATCAGTCAAAAATTGCATCACCTATACTTGGATGGCGTTGGCGTAAATATAAGGGCAATCCTCATAATCATCACATACATGTAAGTTTCAAGAAAGATCAAGATAAGAATTCAGATTTCTTTCATATCCCACTACTAGGAGGCAACGCATGAAACTATCTAACAAACACAAGGCTGCAATTAAGTCATATATGAGAGCGGTTGCTGCTTCAGGAATTACTGTTGCGCTTGCTATTGTGGCAGACATTCATCCAGCCTACGCAACCTTGCTTGGAGCAATTGTTGCACCTATTGCTAAAGCACTTGATCCAAAGTCCGGCAAAGAGGCTGATTATGGAATCAATGCGAAATGACCGCCAACGAATGGGTTGGTATAGCCGTTGGCGTATGCGGAGTATCAACAAGTTTATTGCTGGGTCTGCGCTGGGTTATTAAGTCTTATTTACAAGAACTTAAACCCAATGGAGGCTCAAGCGTAAAAGACCAAATTACAAATTTGCAATCGCAAACTTTACAATTGCAACAGCGTGTCGATGATCTGTTTGTCTTAATCAGTAAGCGATAATTTTTGTTATGGCGAACACTCGAAAACCTATCAAACGCAAAAAGATCAATCGTCGTGTCGTTCGCCAAACTCCTGAGCCATTAAGTAAAATAGATCAGCATTACATGGCTTTGCACGAATGTTACAAAGCAGCCAGAAAAGCAGGATTCACACCTGAGCACGCTTTTTGGTTGATGACTGAACATAAGACTTTCCCTGATTGGATTGTGGGCGATGGTGGGATAATCCCATCCATTGATCCAACTGACGATGAGGATGACGATTAAAACCAACCGAAGGTACTTGATCACGCCTGACCTCCAAATTCCATTACATCACCCAAAAGCAGTATCTAATCTCATTAAAATGAGCAAGCACGAAAAGTTTGATTTTGTATTAAATGTTGGTGATGAACTTGATATGACTTCCCAAAGCCGTTGGGTAAAGGGAACTAAAACTGAATTTACAGAAACATTAGATCAAGAGCGAACAATTGCCCAAGACATTCTTTTTGACCTAGGCACAACCGACATCATTAGATCAAACCATACCGATCGATTATTTACCACATTACTCAAAGGCGCACCATCCCTCCTAGGATTGCCTGAGTTAGTGTTCGAAAAATTTATGGCTTACTCAGATCTTGGCATCAGATTCCATAAGCGAGCCTATGAGTTTGAGCGTGGCTTTTTCTTGGCTCATGGTGATGAAGGGGTTATGTCTAAGCATGCAGGTATAACTGCCCTAAATCTTGCCAAAAAGTGGGGTAACAGCGTTGTTTGTGGCCATACCCATAGGCAGGGTGCTACAAGGCACCAAACAGGCTTAAACGGCCGTTATTCAACGATTTGGGGCATTGAGGCCGGTCATCTTATGGACATGAAAAACAAAGCCTCCTATCTCAAGTATGCCTCAGCCGATTGGAATATGGGATTCGTAGTCATTTCCTTTGGTAAAGGCGGTCATTCAGTCGAACTAGTGCCTGTGAATCATGACGGATCATTCCGATTCAATAAAAGGTATTATGGGGCGTGAAACAGACTATATCGACCGCACGATTGATGATCATATCGATGAACTTGAGGATCTTGGCGTTATCTAATCGTTATCAAACACGCCGTAGATCAGGTAGATAAAAGACTTGATTTAGGTCAAACTTTATGTATTCACAGAGATACTGTGGATATGTAGGGAGCGACATGTTAGTAGATACAAGTAATCGAGGCCAAGCCTTAGATTATGCACAGCGAGGATGGGCAGTTTTGCCATTGTTGCCACGCAAAAAAGATCCGCACTTTGACTTGGCTCAAAGGGCTTATTTATCAGCCACAACAGATCAAAACCTAATCAACTTTTGGTTTGATTATGATGAAAATATCAACATTGGTATAGCCTGTTATCAATCAGGCTTAGTGGTATTTGACATCGACTATCGAAATAGTGGTGAATTGCTGCCTGAGTTTGAGCCAACATATACAGTTCAAACCGGTGATGGCTTGCATCTTTATTACACATCCAACAAAAATGATGTATTTAGAGGTAAATTAAATGATGGTATTGACATAAAATGGAAAGGTTATGTTGCTGCTGCACCATCAGTTCATCCGTCAGGAGCAACCTATACAGTAATCGATGACCGAAATCCGGTTGCGATGCCTAAACAAATAAGGGAGTGGGCAACAAAATGAAAATCAACGGAGTAACCATTTTATGGTTCATGATAGCAACAGGTTTATTGGCCTACGCAGTTAATTTATGGCAAACCGAAATTTACAATCGTGCATATTGGCGTGGCAGGGCAATCGGTTGGGATATGCACCGCAGAATGATTAACATTAAGCAGCAATCAGATGAAGTCTTTGATTATGACAAAAACTGAGCAGTTGTTAGATGAGGTCATTACTACGATCCAACAGCGTGGAAGCGTGTACGGACATCCTTACTATAACCACAAACGAATTGCAGGTCTTTGGTCTGCATATCTCGACTTCCCTATCACACCACATCAGGCTGCGCTATGTATGGCATTGGTCAAGGTTTCTAGGCTTAGTGAAACCCCAGATCATTACGACAGTATCAAAGACTTCATCGCCTATGGCTCTGTCTATAAGACAGTCCTCGATGCAGTCAAAGATGAAACATTTGAATGGGAGGATAAGTAATGGCGTTTAATCTTGAGGATTATGAGGATGTTGCCACATTAAACAAATGGTTTATTAGCAACTATCCAATGGGTCGATCAGATATATCAGTAATCAGCCATGATGCTGAGAAAGGTTATATCTTGGTTCAGGCAACTCTTTGGCGAGATGCTAAAGATACATCTCCAGCGGTAAGCAACATAGCCTTTGGATCAAGAGAAACTTACATTCCCAACATGAAAAAGTTTTATGTTGAGGATACGGCAACTTCCAGCCTTGGTAGGGCAATAATTCTACTCAAGGGATCTGACAAAACTGCTACCAAAGATGATATGCGAAAGGTTGAATCTAATCCATCATTTAAGGAGAAATTAGAAAGCCGGCAAAATATGTATGGCAAGGCCGGATCTAAGTCTGCTCAAATAGAAACGATCTTGAGAGATAGTTTTGCAGCGGATAAGAAAGAGCCTGAGCCTGTTGCTTGGTCTGTTGGTGATGTTGTAGATCAGATTGGATCATCAATTCCCAATGAGCCACCTGCATGCCAACATGGGCATATTCTTAAAGAAGGAATCTCTAAAGGAGGTAAGCCTTATTATGGATATGTTTGCAAAGCAAAAGCATGTGAACCTAAATGGGCAAAACTTACAGCCAATGGAAAATGGTATTTTGAAGGAGGTGAATAAATGGGTGAATTACAGATAATTGATGGCTCTGGTCTAACTGCAACTTTTACAGATGACGGAGTTAAAGTCGAGCCATCGATCGTTATATGCGACTTATGCAACGATGACAGATTACTTCATGAGGGCGATCTGCTTCGATGCTATAACTGCCACGCAATCAATCGAATTCCGTATCATGCCTAATTACGAATACAAATGTGATGGCGAGGGGTTGAGTATTGTATTGGATCTTCCAATGGAGCACGAAATCCCTTGTTGTCAAGTATGTGGGGCTAAGTTAAGACGTGTCTATTCAGCAGTTCCGGCAATCTTTAAGGGAACTGGTTGGGCTGGTAAAGATGGTTAAGTTTAGATGCAATTTCTGCTCAGCCAATACTGAATTTGAATGGCTTGATGGATACCCAGAGGCCGATGGTTTTAGGGTGTATCAATGCCTTAAATGCTGCGCCGTTGGTACCAAGAATATAGCAGAGGCTACTGACACTCAGGAACCTGTAATGCGCTGCACTAAATGCGGATCATGGATGTTTGCAGATAAGGAGTGCCATACATGTGCGCTGATCATGATGAAATGACACATGAAATTAATTGGGCTTATCAAAATAAATTGCGTAAGCAATGGCTACTCGATAATTCTGATGCACAATACATAGGATGGATGTCTATATGAACGCCACGCCGTCTGACCTGCGGTTATGCCGAGCGATTTGGAAGCGTATGCTACCCTTAAACGCAAATTCGCTTTCAGAGCGAAAGGGCGATCTGCGAAGCAGAAAGATCGCAAGGTTTGGTTTGGTGATACCTCTGTTCATAGT